GTAGCATGGCTGTCGCCTCTCTTTTTCGAGCCGAAACGTCAGCAGCAATCGACATTCCCGATCACGCACCTTGACGCCGTTCGCGCCACACGATGGGACATGTTCCATCACGGACACCTGCAAGGCGGACAGACCTTCAGCGCCTGGCCCAAAAGTACAGAATAAACCTCGCCTGTAGTGCCGCAACACTATTGCAATCGGTTTCGCAGTTGCGCAATACTGACCATCCTGTCATCTACTTTTGGAGGACAGCAATGAACCGCGAGTACATCCAAAAGCTGGGGGCCGCCGCAGCCCGCAAAGGCCTGACGTTGTGGGACTGCCCGTACTATCGAGCGATGCAAATGCCCGGCCATACAGGCGAATCGATAGCTGCGTGGCGTAGCAAGGTTGATGCCCGGGAAGCGGGATGGAGGAGAGAGGCCGAGGCCTGGCGGTCATGGCCCGGCGGAAAAGCCCGATCCATTCCCCGCGCCACAGCGCGACAATCCGACTGAAATGACCTGCGCCCCAACCGGGGCGTTTTTCTTATGGTCGTGGATCTTGGGGGAGGCCGTACATTCCTATGCTCCGCCGGCCGTTGCGGCCTAAGACGGATTGCAGAGCGTGCGCCAAGTGGCATTGCCGTCCCGGATCTGCCGACGAATATCTGCGGGTGTGGCATCGACCTGCCCCGCATCGCTGAAATAGACCGGTCTTGCATGGTCGCAGTATTCAACGCCGACGCGGGCGGGCGTCACGCATCCAGTCACGCTTAAGCTCATCAGCAATAGCATCATCACCCATACGGGCCGTTTCCTGCTGCACATTCTGCACCTCCTGGCGGGCCTGTGCCGCCTGTTCGTTGACCCGGTCCACCCGCTCTTGCCGCTCCGCCTGACGGCCGGTCGCGCGCCCGCGGTAGAAAATGCTGACCAGTGCGGCCAGCGCCAGACCAATGAGCAATAGGCCGCCCTTGACGCGCTCAAACCATGCCAACATGCTCCCCCCTTACTTCGACAACAGCTTGGCCGTACAGCGCGGCCCAGGTCTGCGGATGAGGCTTTCCAGGCCGCCAGGCGCGCGTATAAAGTCCCCAGCCGCCTTGGGCGTCTCCCATGGGTGGCAGGCTCCAAGCATCGGTCCACATGAGCAGGCGGGCGAAGGTTGCCGCCAGCACATCATCCGTCTCCAGCGCCGGATGAACAGCCGCGGCAATGGGCTCAACGTCCCGGACCTTGCAAATCCGATAGGCGTATTCCCGGCTGGCGGGGTGGGTCAGCACGCCGCGCACGCCTCCGCCGCGTTCGAACTGCCACAGGCCGCGAGCGGGCCCGTCGCCCAGTTGTCGGCGATGCAGAAACCGGCTTTCTTGTAGGCCGATGGCCAGCAGCATCACGCGCGCGGCCGCAGTGTCCATCTTCGACGGCAAGAGCGCGAGCGCCGGCTTGATTGCGACCTCGATAACAGTCTTCAGATCCACAATCACCCCTCCCCACCAGGCCGCACACCGAAGAGTCTCGCGCGCGCCTCGGCCAGCCATTCAAGCAGCCCCTTCTGGCGCATGCTTGCCATCCATCGCATGTACGCCCCCAACACCCACCACGCCGGCAAGCCGGCCAGCAGCATGCTCGGCCCCAGCACGTAGAACTTCGCCAGCAGCGCGTCATCGCTCCCGGAGCCGTGCTGCGACAGCCAGATCATTGCGTCCATCAGCCCCGGTTTCCAGGCGATGACGCCAGCGGCGAGCGCCGGGCCGAACATGAACGAGCAAGCAACCGTCGAAATCGTGCGGACAGTGAACTCGCGCGCGCACCTCGGCGGCATGATCAGCAAACCCAACATGGCCGCCACCGCCGCCGGCACGCCATACGCCATCGCGACCTTCAAAGCCGCAAGGCCTCCCAGCCCCGTAGAACCTGGTTCCATAGTTGCACTGCTCCTGTTGACGGTGCGCATGATTGCCTCCCGTATGGACAAAAAAAAACCGCCGAAGCGGGAGAGAGAAAAGGTTGATGGGTTACGTTCCGATCTGAGCGCCGATGGCTTTCATGTACAGCGACGAATCCCGGTACTGCTGCTGCACCTCTGCCTCGGAGAGCGCACGGTTATAGACGAGCAACTCGGCCATCTCGAAGCGCCAATGATTGTCGATGGCGACGTCATCGAAAGCCCCTAGGACGAGCGATGCTCTGTCCCGATCTCCCATAGCGGCCGTCAAGCCATTGGCAGCGACGGCAAGAATCGGTCCTTCGGCCTTCGCGACATACCGCCGTCCGGCGATGCCATCCGAATCGATGGTCACCGCGCACCACAACCACGGGCTAACGTAGTTAGTCACCGCGGGCTGCGCGATCACAACGCCGGTGGGGAACACCGACGCACGCGAGCCGCCAGGGCCATTGCTCGACCCGTACGTCAAACCGATATAGTTCGGGCTGCTCGCAAAGAGGCCGGCATAGATACCCGAGCCGTTCGATGCTGCAAAGCTCCCCCGTAGACTGCCGATCAGCTGCGCCGTCCCGCTAAGCGAGGGCCCGGAGCTGATGCGAAAGCCAGCGATGAGCGTGAGGCTCTTCGGCTCCTGGACATTGGAGCGGTAGTAGTTCATCGGCCCCACGCGAACGCCCGCCGCGGTCATCGTGGGCGCGCCAACTGCTGTCAGCGACGCTTGAGACGGGGAAATGTCGATCACCCCAGTGGTTTGCACGGGCCGCAGGCCTAGCACCATTCCGGCCTTGATCAGATCCGACATGATGGGCAGGTTCGGCGCGGTAAAGGTATTTGAAGCTCTGGTAACAACGGTCATGTCGTTCCTCGTTTAGAACAGTTCAAGAAAATGCGGCATCCAGTTGGGAAGCGGCTGGCCGTTGGTGATCGACACCTCCGGCGACGAATCGCGAATCTGCCCGCGAGACCCTTGGCCCGACTCCTTCGGAGCCAGCCAGCCCTGCAAGGCATAACCAACACTGCGTTGAGGCCCCGCCGGGATCGGCGCGGAACACGTCAAGCGAATGGTGCGACCATCCACGAATTCAGGAGTGATCGTTACGCCGGGGTAGTGATCCGGGTGCGTCATGCTCCAGCCGTCACCGTCGAAGATCTCGAACCCCCATTGGCCCGGGTCATCGATATCCTGGTCGCGCACCAACGGGCCTACCGGCACATCGAACTGGATCGTCACCACGCTGGTTCCGTCAAACGCCACGCCGCTCGGCATGATGGCGCCATGGTCCTTCGTCCCGAACACTGTAGCCATGGCCGTCATGGCCAGGTACTCGCCATTGAGCGCGTGGCCATCCTTACTCAGGTGCAAATAGTCATCGGAAAATTCGAGGGGATAGTAGGCGCCGGCCATGTGATGCGTCGCCCGAGCCTTGCACGCCAGATAGGTCGAATACACGCCCCAGATCACCCGCCCCATAGAGCTTTGCGAAGATGGAACGGCCCCCAAGATTTGCCGGTCCGGCACCAGCTTGCCGAAGGTCGAGGCCTGCGAGCAAATGCACGGGATTGTTGAAGCCTGGCCGGTAATGGCGCGAATGTCCGTTTGCAGATCCGCCTGCCAATCAACGATCCCTTGCTGGTATGCCTTGCGGTTGGAATCCGATTCGCCATGCACAATCGCAACGAACGGCACCACCACCCGATACCCGTCCGGCTCTACCAATTCCTTCACACGCTGCACGGCGGCAAGCAGATTCGAATAGGCGACGGTGCCCTTCTTCAGCTCGTCGTAGTACTTCCCGCCCATGCCAGCCGTGAACATCACCATGAACGGATCGAATCCGAATGCCTCGCGGAATTCGTAGGCGAGGCGGAAGCCCAAGCCTTCGACGTGCGTGACGCCCAGGCCATAAGTGTCTGGATCGGTCGCGGCACGGCGCACCATCGATTTCATAGGGACTAGCCGACTCACCGTCGCCGGGTCGAACACCTGCGCGCCATACGTCAGGCGAACCCCGTTGCCGGGCGGGCCGTCCAGCATCATCAGCGACTCGCCGTAGTTCCCGGACAGAAAGAACGGGATATCAGCAGGAACGCCCCTGCTGCCCACGCAATTGCTCTGCCCAATACTGGGAACCACGTAGCACACCTTGCGCGTGGGATCGACAACCAGATGCGAACCATCAGCGCGCGGCTGGATCGCGATCGCGGTAGGCGCCGGGGCACCGAAGTGCCCGCGGTTCGTTAATGCCGCAGCCGTCATCCCTTCCATCTGGATGCGCGGGGTCGAAACTCCATCCACCAGCGGAGCCAAGTCGAGCGCCACCGCATCGGTGCCGTCCGGGCCGTACACACGGATGCTCGTGCCATCGATGTAGCCGACCACGGGCGCAATCCCACTGCCGGTACCGCTGCCTTTCCCTGTTTCCAGCGCGGCGACCCTACCCGCCAAGGCCGCGACTTCCTCACCCTTCGCGAAACCAGGCATATAACCAATGACGGTTTCACCGGTCCACTTCACACCCGCGGCAATCTGATTCATCTGGTCGACAATTGCGACCATGTAGTCGTCATTCTGCAAGACGGTGTAGACAAGCCCACCGATATGCAACTTCTCCCCGTCATTGCTGACCTTGAACGCGCCGGCATCTAGGCTGTAGTCGGCACTCGCCGTGCCAACGCCGATCTTGATGGCCGGAAGGTGGTGGACAGCATTCCGGTCAACCCGACGCCCCACCCGTCCAACCCCGTCCAGGAGAACTTCAATATCCTCATCCTCGGTGTCTTTAACAGGAATGGCATTCGCGGTACTCAACGCCTCTTTCGCTACAGCATCAGTAGCCGCCAAGTCCGCCCGGTCGATCGGCTGCACCTGCGACTTGGACCAGTTGGTTCCGTCCCAGTCCCAATCGATGTTGTTAGCCGGGTTGGCATCTTGCGAAACGCGCCCTTTGGTGCCAATGGGCTGGCCGACATCGTCAACCATCCGCTTTGCCGAAGGGCTGTCGTAGGAAAGGTAGGTTTGCAGGTTCGCGGCTTGAGACGCTGTGTCAAGGACGCGTTGCCGAAGCTTCTCCAAGTTTTCGACGTCGATGCCAACGCGGTTGACGTTTGGCACGTCCGCCGGGTCGTTATTAAACTTCTCCAGAGTCTTTGCGTCCGCTGAAGCGTCCCGTAGTTCCTGCTGCGTCGGGTATCCCACTAGGGCCATATTTCCCTCTCAGAAATGAAAAAGCCCCGCTCGATGGCGGGGCCTGGTGCTGTTGGTGAAAGTCGCTTTATGCGCGGTAGTCGTGGTCGTTCTTGTAGTACCGGCGGTCGTAGTTAATCGCCTTCAGGGGGATAGTCCCGTCATCGTTCGGTCTGCCCTTCTCATCAACAAGAAACGCCATTGCCTCATGCGGGCTGTCTCCTGGGCCGATGATGTAACCGGTGGGGTTGTAACCCTCACCCCGAAGTATGATCGGCGTGCGCGGCACTCGCTCAAGCAGTGCCAAGCGCGGACCGCCCCCGGAATGAACCGCCATCGACTCTACGGTGGCATCACTGTTCTGCAAGAAGATGCGATAAGGCTGGCCGGGCGCCCATTCAAACGACTGCGATAGCCCGACAAGCCGGCCATCATCGTCCGCAACATCTACGATTTCGCCGTCGCTGCTTCGCCCGCGCGTATTGTCCGCATTCCGGATGCGCTCCGTCACGGCCAGCAAATTCGCCTCGGGCAATGCGTCGAACTCCGTCGCGACATCCTGAAATTGCAGCTTGTTCCAGGCCCGGTGCGCGTGTATGTGAGCCTGCGCTTCGATCCGCACACCAACCGATTCGATACGCTTCGGATTTACAGCTGAGCGGTCCTCGGGTAGGTATATCGTGACCGGCGAATCATCTTCCGGGCGGATCCACTGATATTCCACACCATCGTTATCAACCGAACTGCCCTCGGTGCGCCTCTCCGATCCCGGCAACTTATTTCGGTGGTTGAAAAGGATCGCGGAGTCCTCGCCCTCCCGCTCGAAGAACAGTCGGATGACGCTGCCGCGCCGATACGCTCGGCAGTAGACGGCCTCGGCGACCATCGATAGCGTTTCCTCGAATGAGAGGTTGTCACTATCGATCGTGTAGTTGAACTGGGCAACGTCCACGCCAAAATAATCGCGGATCTCCTGCGCCGTGTTGTAGATATTGTCGAAATCAATTTCCGCCGCCGTGCGATTCCCTATCAACGGATCCAGGCAGATCGCAGAAATAATGTCCGAAACACTCCGGGTTGGATATAGCTCGGTCGTGAAGCTGGCCCCCGAAATCCGCCGAGGCAGCGTTCGCGTGACCAACGTGTTCAGCTTGCGCTCCTTGACAGCCAGCGCGCCGTCCGTTGCGAGGGTCACAGACTGCACCGTCGTCACGTCTCCGAAGTGAGCCTGCTCCACTGGCGAGCAGGTATATAGATCGCGCCACTTGATCTCGTCAACCACAGACCCTTCGAAATCAGTGTCGGAATTCGTCAGGCGTCTGGCCCGGAGCCGCCAGCGCGTGCTGGCCGTGCCGGTTAGCTGCGCGTCCAAGGTATCCGCCCGCACCGAGCGCGTGACCGCCGATCCAAGAATGGTCCGTTCGAACGCCAGCACGTCCCCATACGGGGCGCCATCGGCATCGACCCGCTGCGCCTCAATGCGATACACCACATCCCGACGATACTGCTGGCGCCCGTTGTCCTTGTACAGGCCATTGAGCGCAATCACGTTGGAGATGATACGGCTGATAGGCCGCACGCTTTCCACGCTGAACCACCCCACCCAGCGCTCCCCTGTGGTGCTGATCGTCGGGTTCATGACGACGGACTGGCCGCCATACTGGGTCTGCATCACCGTCCACGCCGAATTCGCGCCGGCCGGGTTGTTCAGCGTGAGCAGCGAGCCGTTGACGGTGGTGACCGTGTAGGTTCCAGACAGATCGAACTGGACGACTCCGGAAGGCCGCGTCAGCACGGGCGAACCTGTGACGATCGTCGGTGCACCTCGAAATGCCCGCCACGCCGAGAAATTCTGCGTGACGTCCAGACGGATAGTCGTCACGTCGTCAAAGCTGTTGAACACGACAGACAACACGCCATATATACCCGCGACATTGCTGCTGGCCCCATAGGGCAGATCGGCGTCGCCGCCTGAATTGCCGGTCCACGTCACCACGCCGTTTGACAGTGTCAGAATCTGACCAGCGCTCCACTCGGCCCGGTGATCGCCCGCGAAGGTCAGTTCGCCCCAAGTGGGCGTTAGCGTGCCCTCAACGCGGAATTCAGCGCCATCCGCGGGCGTGTAGGAGAACGTGCCCTGAGTCTGCGCGGCATTCTGCACCGCGATCACGTCCCCCGGGATGAACAACTCGGAAAAGTCTAGATCGGCGTCCTGGGAAACAATTTCGTTTGGCGAGCGAAATACTATGCCCCGCCGGATGACGCTGCCGTAATCCTGCGGCTGTAGTGTCTGCCCGTTCACGCTGTTCGCGCGCTTGGCCGCCGACACCGGCAGATTGATCGCATTGCCGACCCGAAGCTGTGGCGCATGGCCGCTATTCGGCGACGTGAACGGCGCGTAAACCTCCACCGAGGCCCCGGGAATTTCCGCGATCAATGTGGTGTCATCCCGCACGTCGTGAACTTGGTACGCGCCACGCCCGACACACATGAATGCAACTTCCTTTTCCACGTGATTCTCGAACACGAGATAGGGCTGTGCGAGCAGATCCGGCGTAGAACGAACCTGGCCGTAGATATCGGGCACGCGGCCATTGACTCGCACCCGGTTCGTACGCTCCGATAACCCGTTATTCGGCGACTCCTTCTGTACGTTGCGTGCGGTCGCATGCGGCGGCTCTGGCGCCAGGATGGACGTCAGAATCATCGATGCCGTGGACACCGCCAGCGCAATAGCAAGAGATATACCGAAATCGCCGCGGGGGAACACTTCGACCAAAAAAGGCCCTGGCATCCCTCGCAGCGCTGTAACGTCCTCGGGCCGCTCCGGGGTGACGACTGTATGTGTCGCCATATCCGTTATCCGACCGCCAGGCGGGAACCGCGGCCCAAGCTCAGCCTTTAGAAAAGACAGCAGATCGTTGACTTGATGCGTCTCCCGCTTCAGATCAGGGGCGCGATATAGATGAACCGTGATCACGAATAGAACCTCATATTTCTGTACAAGGGAGACATGGCTTCAACAAGAAAGAACTGAACACCGCCCGAATTGATGTGTAGCAGGCGTCGCCGTAGACAAACACCGATATGCAGCTCTTCGTCGGGCGCCTCCATGAGGACAAGGGACGGGTCAACTGTCGGGCCAGCTTGCCGGCGCATATCCCTGAATAGATCCACCATCTTTCCAACTCGGAAATCTCGCTCTTCGACTCGATGTAGTCGGCCGTCACCGGTTAGATGCTCCCAGGCATCTGCCGCAAAATGCAGGCAGTTGTAATTGCGACGGTCGTACTCTTTGGACAACAAAAAGTCGATGCTCACACGAACCCCCATAGCGTCTGGAATAGATCTGGCCTGTACAGCATTCCGCTCTTGCTGATGTTCACCTGGGGTGCCGTCGCGTCGAACTGCGCTCCCTGTCGGGACCGAGTGATCGGCTGCGCTTTAAGAGTGATGGGCCCGAGCATTGGCCGATCCAGGTTGTCGGACCGATACGATCGATAAACGACCGATGGAGGTGAGGTGCGCAACGTTCCGGCTGCGCGGGCGCGTTGGATCTCGTCCGGTAGAATTTCGCCGAGATCTCCAAGCGTCACGTTCATGCCAAAATCCAAGCTGCCGCGGTCCTCAAGCTGTCTTAGCACCATCGGAACGTATTGGAAGAACACCAGCTCGCTCGACTCTAGACGCGCCCAGAGCCCTTCTCGATAACTCGATTGCAATCGCCAAACCTGTGAAAAGCTGGGCTGGCTTATCTCCAAAGTCCGGATCTCCGCAACCCTACGCGAAGCACCAAAGAAGAAATCTGTGTACTCCTCAGTGATATCAGGCATGAGGCAAATCCTCGTTTGCAAGCTTGGCGAGGAGGTTCATGATTTCTCTTGCGGCGGGAACGCTCCCGTAGATGGCTATCATCAAGACCAGAGACCCCCAGTAGTCCAGTGTTTCGTCTTCAAACTCGGGCAGGGAATCCACCTCCAACTGAAATGTCACCGCCCAGCCATTACCGCCTAATGGGGACGGCCGCGCCTCGCCGGGCATAAAATGAGCGACGTAGCGCCGACTGGTGCTGCTGTCAATAACCAAATCGGCGTAGAAGGGACCGCCGCCCACGCGGCGCATGTCCCGCCAGAACCCCATGAGAAGGTCGAACTCTTCGCCAAATACAACGTAAGTGGCTGACACCATGTGTGGGGCCCCTTGAGGACCTGCACGGTATCGACCGCTTCCGCCTTCCAACGCGATGCGTTGTGAGCCGTCCCCCAGGCTCGGAACATATCCAGCCACAACAGGACGGAATGGCATTACAAGAAAATCCGTCATCGGCTTCGCTCAGTCTTAAAGTTCTTCGTCACGGCCCGAGATCCGCGGGAACCTGGACGCCCAAACTGGGACTCCATCATCTGAGGGCCCTGTTCGTACACTTGGTCTCGCGCGATCAATACCACTTCATCGCGGGTCAGGCGCTCCACGCTGTAGTCCTGGGGCGTACCGTTGTTATTGATCGTTATGCGGG